TAAGTACTCGGGTAGAGTTAAGAAAGAATTATCTAACACTAATGGTGTGAAGGTATGGAAGCCTAAGCTATTCGGGTTGAATGGTACTAAGACAGTTTATGATTTTAGTAAGGTTTGGGAGGATTAGGAAAGCTAACAGATTATAAGCAAAAGGGGGAAGGGGGGAAACTTATAATCTGTTAGGGTGCAAGTATATCACACATACCTTAAAGCTATATAAACCCTATAAGCTTTCTTAAAGGTTATCTATGTCATAATACACTATCTTAAAAAGAGAAAGGGGTTATTATGGTACAAGCATACAAAGATTTTAAACTAGAGATACTTGCGTCAGGAGATTTTTATGAGGCATCGAAAACCGTGTTACAATATCCAGAGCATTTTAAAGACATCATAGGTTGGAATACATATAGTAGTGGTACTCAAAAGTATGGCATACTAAGTAAGTTTTGGGCTATGGCGTGTAATGATGAGGATACAAGAGACCTATCACCCTACTCTACAGTAAGGCTAATTAAATCAGAAAGGATATAATATGTATGAATTTATAATGATGGTAACAATAGTGTTTTTCTTCCTTGCACCGTTTGTGGTTGCTGACCAAATGGCAGAGAGACGAGACGTAACAAAGCTTGGAGTGTTTATACTAACATTCTTTTTATCGTGGTTTGTACCAGTAGGGTTATTGTTTGTAAAGATACCTACAAGAGTACATAAGCCATTCAGTAATGTAAGGTTAAAGGATTAATATGCAAGTAACAATAATAGAGAAAGATGGAACAATAGGAAGCAGAGATATTGCTGATATAACTGGTAAACAGCATCAACATGTCAAGAGAGATATAAAAGAGATGCTTTTAAAGCTAAAATTAGATGTGTCCAACTTTGGACGTACCTATTTAGACACCTCTAATAGGGAACAAAAAGAATTTAGACTCCCCGAAAGGGAGGCTCTTATATTAGCTAGTGGTTATGATGTAGTGTTAAGAGCTAGACTTATAGATAAACTGCAAGAGGGTAAGAAGCCTTTAACACCTTTAGAGATGGCTAAACATCAAGTTAAACTTTTAGAGGCTCTTGAAGTTAAAGAAGCAGAGGTAAAACAACTTACTGTAACACTAGACAAAGCCGAGGAGTGGTCAACTATAAAGAAACAAGAGATGATACATAAAGAGAGTTATAAGTATGCAGAGCTTAGACGCTATAGTAATGATAATAACATAGAAATAAAGAAAGCCTTTGACCAGAACTATGGTACAGTAAACTCATATCATGCCAATGTATGGTTAGAAGTATATGGAATTATACTATGAAACTATACCCACATCAAAAAGTCCTGGTCAAAGGAATGATTAAGAGACTTAACAAGTATGGAATAGTGTACAACACGTCAGATGCGAGATGTGGGAAGACCATCTCAGTACTACACACAGCTAAGAAGCTTAAGTGTGTGTCTGTACTATTTGTAACTACAAAGACTGCAATACCAGACGTGTACAAAGACCACAAAGCTATGGGTTATAAGTTCAAGCTACAGGTTATCAACTATGCAAGCGTTCATAAGATAAATGGTGAGTTTGATATGATAGTACTAGATGAGGCTACAGCCTTAAGTGCTTATAAGCCCAAAATGAACTTAAGCCAGAAAAAGATATTTGACTTAATGGAAAGGGTAAGACCTAGATATAAAGTCTTAATGTCTGCTACACCGAACGTTGAGAGTGGTTCACAGCTGTTCTATCCCTTGCGTTTAGTTGGTTTTTGGACGGGGTTAAACTTCATGCAATGGTTTAATAGATTTGGTGTTCCATCCAAAATATTTATTAGCGGAGGAAGGGAAGTAGCGTCTTATAAGAAGACTAATGAAGCTAAGATAATGAAAGAGGTCAAAAAGCTTATGGTGTCAGTAACCAGAGAAGATGCGGGGTTTGAACAACATACAACCTCATACAACCTCATAGAGCTTGAACCCTCTAAGGTAACTTCCAATGCCTATGATGCTATGATGAAAGATAGTCTCATAGAAGTTCCATTCTCTACTTTTGGGGATAGCCAGTTTATACTTGGAGATACTGCAACGGCTAAGGCTCAGAAGTGCCAACAGATAACAAGTGGTTTTATATATGATGAGTTTGGTAACTCACTCCCTCTAGGTATTGAAAAGTATCAATGGTGTTTGAATAACTTAGATACTACTAAGAAGATAGTTATCTACTGTCAATTCCGTTCAGAGGTAGATATGTATAAGAAGATGTACAAAGACTGTATCTTAGAGTATGCAGAGTTTGCAGATGCTAAGACGGGTGTGTTTGTATCTCAACAGCGTAGTGGAAGCTTCGGACTTGATTTACATACTGCTGACAGGCATATATTTACCTCTCTTGGTTGGAGTGGTGAGTTATTCATACAGTCTACTGAGAGGCTACACAATGCCAAGCGTAAAGAAGATGTGGTAGTAGACATTCTACACCTAGGACTGATAGACAAAGACATAGCTGAGAGAGTTATAGCTAAGAAAGACTATCAAGCAAAGATGCTAAAGGATTAAAATGGAATCACAAATAGAGTTTATATGTACAGTAGATGGTAAAGAGTTTAAAGTATGGGAACTTTTACATGAAACAAAGGAATTTTACAGAATACAAGAGTGTGAAGATGACCCTATTATACATGTGTTTAAAAAATATGTCTCTTGGGTACAGTTTAAATGACAGGTGCAAAGTTACAACACTTAACTATAAAAGAATTAGAAAAAAGAAAATTTCATGTTATAAATGTGATTTCAGCTTCTAAGAATGGCTGTGCAGATATCCTAGCATGTAGCCCTACAGGTAGATTTTATGCTTTAGAGATTAAAGGCGATGGTGATACACTCAAACCCCTACAGCGTTACTTCCTCAATGAGGTCAATAAGCGTGGGGGTATAGGTATGGTTATAAAAGACTTAAAACAACTAAGAGAACTTTAAGGTAACTTATAGTATACTCTTTCTAAGACCAACAAGTCACTAAACTGGAATTAAATAAAGGTAAGTAATGACAACAACATTAATTAGTGCGTTCAAACGCAAGAACATAAAAGATATTTTAGTAGAGGTTTTAACCCTTGAAGGTAAAGACGAACAAGCCAAAGAGGTATTTGATGCAGGTCGTATCACTTCAGCTCTTATAGATAGAACTTGTGCAGATGCAGATGCACCAGAAGAAGCATTACCCGAGTTTGCTGAACAAGCTGTAGAAGATGCAGAGTGTTGTGTAGATGAAGAAGGTACAGTAAATGAGCTTATAGCTATTGATACTGATATTAAAGCACTTCTAGCTAAGGGTAAAGGTAAGAAAGCTTTAAAGTTGATTAAGTCAGCTATGGAGATGGGTGTTAAAGGTTCTGTTATTAAAGAGCAGATGAAACAAGCTAAGGCATTAAAGAAAGAGAGTAAATAATGATAAATATTACTATAGATTTTAACACAGGTGAGTCAGGGTCAAAAATTGCAGGTGAAGGTCGGGAATTACTTGGAGAACTTGCAATGGCTCAAATTATCATAACTAAAAGAATGGCTACCATCGTGGCTAAAATGACAGATGAAATAGAATGTAAAGAGGAAGGTAAATAATGATAGTAGAAGATATAAGAATTAAGTCGGTTCGTTTAGTAGAGCCAAACGACAATGATAAATATCAAATAGTATTCGCTGTAGATGATAAAAAGGCTAACAAAGCTTTACAAGCATTGGTAGATGATGCATGGGAAGAAGAAGGTACAGGTAAACCACGTAACTTACCTTACTTTGTATCTGAAGCATCGGACGAGTTCCCTGCTGATGAAGATACAGGTAGTACGCTATTCTTAGCTAACACTACACGTATCCCTGCTGTGTATGATGCAAGTAATGTCAAGATAGCTACTGAAGATATGCCAAGTGTGGGACGTGGTACAATTGCTAACCTTAGCACTAGTACTTATGTATGGACTTACAAGAAAGATATGGGTATTAAGCTTAACTTCAATGGCTTACAAATCACTAAGCTAGTCGAGTATACCGGTGGTGGAGATACATTTGAAGCTACTGAAGGCTTTAAGTCGGGTTTGGGTTCAACAGACGAAGAGCCGAAAAAGAAGAAAAAGAAGAAAAAGAACAAGTAGAGTTTAACGACTCTCACTTTGTTGACTGGATATTAAGATGATAAACATAGAAACAGTAAAACAAGTTATAGACGGGCAAGAGGTTAATAGTGTTAATTTAAGAGACCTTTGGAAAGAGTTAGAGAGTAAGCAAGACTTCTCTAATTTTGCTAAAAAGAATTTAGAGGGCTTTACAGTTAATGAGGACTATTTGACGCACGATAAAAAAGTTGAGCGTCAAATACTTAAAGAATACATAGTTACTTTAGACACTGCTAAACATATAGTGATGCTACAACGTAATGAGAAAGGCAAACAGATTAGACGACACTTCATTCACATGGAAGAACAGTTTAGACTGAACGCACCAGCTACATATATTCAAGCCTTAGAGTCTTTAATAGAAAAAGAAAAAGAACTGGAGTTAAAAAAGATAGAGCTTGACCAGTCTCATGAGTGGTTTACTGTAAAGCGTGCCTCTAAGTTAGCAAATGAAGATTTAGCTTGGTTACCCTTAAAGAAGTACTCACTTGCAAATGGTTACGATATACGCAAGACATTTGACCAGAACTATGGAGAGGTAAATACTTACCATAGAGAGGTATACCTAGCAGTATATGAGTTGCAACTATGAAAAAGACAGAATATTTATATGGTGTAAAACCTTCACTCTTTAAAGCTAAAGAGTATGAGGAAGTACTCATTATGAAAAGAGAACTAGGCTTGCGTATGCTTAAAACTATACGTGAGTCTACTAGAGATATTAAACATTATGAAGATGTTGAAAAGGCTGTACAGTTCAACCGTGCATTATGGGAAGAGCTAAATGAGTAAGATTATATTCCTAGATATAGAGTCTGCCAAAAAAGAGGGCGATACTTCTAAGATGGCAGGGTTATATGGAAAGCTCAGGTTAGTGCAGATAAAAAAGCCAAACAAGAAGGCTAAAGTCTATGATATGTTTAAGACCCCTGAGAAATTCAGTAAGATTAAACGCATCATAGAGAATGCTGACCTTGTAGTTATTCAAAATGGTTATTACGAATTCATGACTGACGAGTTCAAAGACATCAAGCCAAAGGCTATCTTTGATACACTTTGGGCTTCTAAATATCTCCACTCACGTGAGGAGTCTCACTCTCTAGGTAGTCAGTTAGTACGTGAGGGTTTTGAGGATAAAGACTCTCTAGGTGCTTCTGATTGGAGTGGGGAGCTATCAGATGAGCAGATGTCATACGCTAGTTACGATGTTGAAGCCCTCGAGCTTCTTTACAATGTGTACGAACCACAGTTAAGAGATAACGAAGCCTTCAAGCTTGATATGAGAAACATAGTTTACTCTTACAAGTACTCTTGGAATGGCATCACGGTTGACCATGATGTTAGACTTAAGTTTGTTGAGCAGTTTAAAGCTGAGTTATCAAGTATTACTAAGCAGTTACCTACTGGGTTGAATTTTAACTCACCTAAGCAACTGTGTGACTGGTTGGATATAAGCTCTTCTAACAAAGAGACTTTGACTAACCTAAGCTACTCAGAAGATAGAGCGTTACTTGTAATGAAAGCTAAAGACCTATCTAAGAAGATTTCTACACTTGAAAAGAAGTTTAACTTTCCTAAAGTGCATGGAGTCTTTAAAGTAGGGGGTGCTAAGTCTGGACGATGGACTTGTTCCAAGCGTGAGCCTAAAGGTGTAAGCAAGTGGCAGAACCTTCAGCAGATAGATAGAAAGCTTAAAGGTTGTTTCAGAGCATCAGAGGGTAAGTATTTAGTCGAGTGTGATTATACATCTTTAGAGATGTACACCGCATCAGTCATAATGAACTCTGAAAAGATGATGAAATTACTTATAGATGGAGTAGATATACATACCTATGTTTCTTCATTTGTCTTTGAAGTGCCTGAAAGTGAAGTAACAAAAGACCAAAGACAATGCTCAAAGGGAATTTCGTTTGGGAGTCTCTACGGTGCAGGGGCTAAAGTTGTACAGATATTTATTCAAACATATACTGGTAAGCTTTACCCTCTCCCTGAAGTAATACGCTTCAGAGATAGATGGTTGAAAGAGTTTAGTGATATAAAAGCATATCACTTTAAAGCAGGTCAAGCTATACGAAACAAACGAGGCTTATATGTAAGTACTCCTATGGGTCGTAAGGTTTGGGCTGAGTCATATAGTGAAAGTATCAATATCCCCTCACAAGGTGCGGGTGCTGAAGCTATGAAGATAGCTATAGACTTAATACTTAAAAGAGAGCCCGAAGCTAAGATAGTCTTAACGGTGCATGATAGTATTGCAATTGAGTGTCACTCTAAACGACAAGCTAAGAAGATGGTCAAGACAGTAGAGAAAGCTTTTGATGAGAGCTTTGAGGTGTTAAAGGGCTTTGTACCTAAGACTAAGATTAATAAGAAGTTACATATGAGCAATAAAGCTAAAGTAACAATAAACTATGAAGGTTAAAAATGCAAACGATTAATAATTTAATAGACACATTAGAAGAGGATAACTATCCACCAAATGTCAATGGTGTAGCTCTAAGAGAGATAGACTACACAGAGCTTAGACGCTTAGTAGGTGAGTATGAGGATAAACTAACTGCAATTAGAGAGGCACTAGATGCGTAATCATGCCACTCTCAGCCCTTCAGGGGCTGACAGATGGTTAGAGTGTCCTATGTCAGCCACTGCTACAGTAGATGCACCATACACAACCAGTGTGCATGCAGAGGTTGGGACGGTTACACATCTTGTAGGTGAGTTAGCTCTAAAGTATAACAAGACTGTAAGTGAGTTATTTAGTGGTTTACTTTATAACGCCGAGCAGTATATTAACTATGTACGTGAGTATGAGACCTCAACAAGTGAAAGCCTGTATGAAGCTAAGGTTAAAATATTCAAAGGTTGTTGGGGTACTTGTGATGCGTTAGTGTATGACAAAGGACATCTACATGTTATAGACCTTAAGTCGGGCAAAGTACCAGTAAAAGCCAAGGGCAATGCTCAGCTTATGCTTTATGCTCTAGGAGCTATGAAGCTCTTTCCTGACACTAAGAAGGTCACGTTACATATAGCTCAACCTAGAGCCAAAGATAATATGTGGGATATAAGCGTTGGAGAGCTTAGACTCTTTCAGAAGTTTGCTAAGAAGTCAGGTAAGAAAGCACTTGATGCTGAGAACCTAGAGGCTAACCCTAGCAATAGTAGGTGTTGGTATTGTCCAGCTAAGGACAAATGCGAAGCCTATCAGCATGACGGCAAACAATCACCCTTTAAGAAGGTAAAATAATGGTACACCCCCTACTAAACCCAAACTCTAAACACTACTCTATGGCAGATGGTATAGAGTCTATAATAAGAATGGAGCAAATGTACTCTACTGAAGATTTAAAAGCTTGGGCTAAAATAACAGCTATGAAGTACAGGTTACGGATAGGGCATAAAGATGACCCTAGTCAAGAGGTTATAAAACTACATACTTATGAAGAGTACTACAAATACTTAGAAAGGATAGAAAATGAAAACAAATAACACAGCAACAACACATATCTACATTAAGGTAGAGACACATGAAAAGCTAAAGGCTCTTGCTAAGGCTGAAGGGCGTACCATTAGTGGTATGTTAGCTATATTAGTAAAAGATAGGGTTAAGAAGTCCTAAAGGTTTCTTATAGTATAATAGTAAATCAAGTGGGAGTAAACCCCTTAAATCTGCGTCAGGTTAGCACATTGAGTTGTGGCAACGTATATGAAATTAATCAATGCTATGTTTAATTTCTCATTAAAAAGTTTTGGGATACTTTAAACCCCAGTCATACCAAAATAATTTTGAAGCCTCTCCTAAGGGGCTTTGATGTTATTTTAATATAAAGGATAAATAATGAAATGGGCATTTAACCAAAGTGACTGTAATAATTTAGAAGAGTTTGCAGAGACTGAGAGACTAGAGCGTAAGCGTATACAAGAACTTGAGTGCTACTACAAGGCTATGAAGATGCAAACACTAGACTATGTTATCATAGGGCTTATAGTTGCTATGTTTGTCGTTGTGGGGTTATCTAAATGAAAAATGGAGGCTTATAAATGAAAGAGTGTAGCAAGTGTAAGAAGGATAAAGAGTTAAAAGATTTTCCTTCAGGGACTAGAATGACTGGCGGTGTTATGACCACTTACTTTAATAAGCTTTGCAAGAGATGCACATCTATATCAAACAAAGCCAGAAGAAGACACCAAGCAAACAAAAGAAACGCAGATAGGATAGACAAAAAACATACTGGTATTAACCCTTACTTCCTTGTAAGAGGTACAGTATCTACACTCAACAAGGGTAATAGTATCACTCAAGATACTAACGTAACCTTCTAAATCTTCTTTAGAAGTTTATGTATTTCTCCATAATCTTCTACCCCGTTTATATCCCCACTTATTTCAATCTTAGTGCCATTACGTTCTATGAGTACCTTACGATTATCTGTAAGGTCTATACTCATTAAAGGCGTAGTAAAACTACACCCTTGGAACAGATACACTGCTGAGACTATGAGAGCTAAGTATAAATATTTCATTACTTAGTCATTATCTCTTTACCACCAATTTTCCAAACTCCTGTAGCTGAGACTGATAGGGCGTCACCTACTTCTTGGTCATTACCGTCTCTCATATTCATGTATAAGTTTTCACCATTTCCATCAAGGTTTATTCTGAACCTATTAGCATTTGTTGCAAAAAAGTCTATACTATTTTCTTGTATTTTTATGCCGTCATGTGGGGTTGTACCAGAATAACCCACAACTAACGTAGGCATTTTTACTGCTTTACCCACTTTTGGTGCAAGGTCTATGTCTCCTGTAGCAGAATAATTATAACCCCTTATTCCTTCTACTGTAGCAACCTCAACCCCTTTATAGTATAACTTCTTACCTGACTTAGGAGTTATATTTATAGAACCATCTTCTTTGAGTTGCATTTTACCACCTGCGGTTTTAGCAATAGCAAACTCACCACCAGAAATACCTATGTACCCTTTGTTTGCCCAACCCGTTTTGTATACTCTAAGTGGGTCTATGTCTGTAGATGAGATAGCACCAGTAATGGTTCCACCATGTGTAGATAGGTAGTTACCACTACCTACAGTAGCAACTTCTACCCCATTATAAAGTAATTTCTTACCTGATTTTGGGTCTATCTCAATGTCGCCATTTAATTTATACGTAATAACTTGACCCGTTTTGTTTGAGTATAAAGCACCCTCTCCACTTGACTTGTATCCTAATTTAAACACATACCTAGTAGGCTCTAGCGGAGAGAATACATATATACCCCCTGCATTATCATGCGATTTTACATTTAAGTTACCAGTCATAGTACCACCGCTTAATGCTAGAAATCCTACATTAGTAGGCTTCTGCCATACTGTATCTGTAGCATTTGCATTGACTTGGAGTGTCTTACCTGCATTACCTGCAAGAGGTGGAAGCACTTGGCTAGTTGCACCAGTAGCTATCCCTGCTTGTTTCTTAGCCTCTAGCATATCCTTGTGAGCGTTTGTAGCATCGTGATTGACTCCTACTACTAAAGCATTGGCTTCTGTTGCCCACGCATTAACTTCAGGAGTGTATGCCCCTGCTTGATGTGCTACAAAGGCATCAGCCTTTGCATTGAACTCTGCCTCTGAGTCTGTCTTAGAGTCTGGTGCTGTTGGAAATTGTGTTATCGTTGTTGTTATTTTTTTGTTTGCCATTATGCTGTCCTATTCGTTACTTTTAATTTAGTTTGTAGAGTACCTGCGTACGCGCCTATTTTTTCTATCGCACCTTTAATTACTCTTACTCTTATCTCCACAGTACCACCACTATGTATAGTACCATTGTACCCACCTTTTAATTTAAGGGTATAAGATGTATGAGGGCTTCCATTTGTATAGTATTCAGTATCTACCTGTGTACCATTTATAAGTAAGTCCACAGAGAATTTGACCCTGCCCCCATACTTTAGCGTTATAGGAATACTGGCTTCCGCTATTATAGCACCTGTACCGCCTTTTTGTACTGTCATTCTATTCATTATCCAAGGGTTTGTGTGTGAGTATATATCATTACCCCCACCTTTTCCTACTTCTGATTGGACTATGTCAGGTATAACTGGTTTAGCTTGAATGTCTACATATAAACTATCTGAAGCTTTACGCCCTGTACTATCAGTAACAGTGTAGATTAAATCATCACGTCTTACTACTGAAGGTAAGTAAGTAAATACATTAGTAGTAGCTTTAACTACACCGTTTAACTTCCACTCTCTAGCTGTAATAGTTGCAGGCGGTATAGGATAGTCACTAGCTATAAGCTTAACAGTCTGCCCTATAGTTATACGTTGGTTTGACCCTGCATGTGCTACTGGTGCTTTATCTGCTTCAATAGTGATATTGTTATTAATATCATTATAGTTCTTATTCTCTATTAGAATATCTTGCGTTTTCTCTTGTGGATATGCAAGGGCTACCTCTGTATCTCTATCAAAGATGTATGTAGCACCTTTCTTGATGATGAACTCATTACCCCCTTTAAACGTTACAAAGGGTGTAGCGTCCATAGATATTTTACATTTCTCTGTAAGTTTAAACGCGTCAAACTCATCAAGTATCCATACTACTGGTTGACCCTTGGTAACTGTCTGTGACCCAGAGAAACGCAGAGAGGATGATATGTCCACTCTGCTTCTTAGTGTTTGTTTACCCATTAGATTACCTCTCTTAGTTTAAGTTGTGCTTCTGCTATAACTTGGTTAGATACCATTATACTAAATTTTTCAGGATATGCCATTATAATTAAACCTTCATAGTATGACTTCTCTGCATCATCTACTATAAACATATTAACCTTACCTAGTATATTTTTAATCTCACGCTTTGCGGGCATTGCATCCACCGCGTTAAGTTGTAACGGTATACTCATTAACTCTACTGAGTCATGTTCTACAAGTTCAGTGATACCAGTCTTAGGGTCTATTATCTTTTCAGAGTAGTCTATTACCTCAACACCTACACCATACTGCGTATCACCTAAGTTAAAGCCTTTACCTGCCACCATAGCATTAACTACAGCCTCACCATCTGCTGAGAATGAGGCAGTTACTACTATTCTATTCGTGTGTGGTAATATATTTCTGATTACAATATCCCTTGCATCTGTAAACACCTTACCACTGTTAGCTATTGGTAGCGGGTCATAAAAGTATTTGTACCAAGAGTTAACCGCTCTTACACCACTTACAGAGTAAGTCTTAGTATGTAATAAGGTTGAACCTTTGTACTGCTCTACTGTGACTGTATCTGCTTTAACTCCACCTAGTACCAAAGTAGTTACACCCCCTGCTGAGAATTCATACTTGATGAAACTATCCAAAGGATTAGCTACTGTGTCTTTATTACCTATAGTACCAGTATGGCTATGCAAGTCTATACTTGCATAAGCGTTATCAACTTCCATAAGTAGCCACTTACCTGTATTTATGTCAGGTTCTACACCTGTATTGCTGTCTACTACTGACATATAAACATAGTTCTTAAACCTTACTCTATCCAAAGACTTGTAAGCTGTGGTAGCAGTCCACTCAGGGTAAGGGTTTTTAAGGTTTGTGCTTAAAAACTCTGTTATACGTTGTGTAATTAATGTCATTAATTATCTCCTCTGCTCATTGAGCGGTTTGTCCTAGCTATATCTTCCATAACGTCTTGCATAGGGTTGAATAATGTACCTCTTACCGATTGAAACGCTGTATAACCATTATCCTGCATATCTCTAACTGACCCTCTATCTACCACCACATTTGATGATGATTGGTATGTTTCAGTCTGCTTCTTAGCACTAGCTGTCTGTTGTATAGCTTGTGAGTACTCTTCTTCTGCTTGTGTAGCCTCTCTAGTGGCTTCTGTTACAGTTTCTATAGCATCAGCTGAGTCTAGCATCGCATCAAGTCTTTTGAGTTCTGCTTCGTAAGCATCTTCATCAGCCTTAGCTTTCTTCTGAGCTTCCTCAACTTCTTTGCGTACAATCTCATCTAATCTACTTAGATGCTTTTGGTGTCTTACGTTTGCATCTGCATCAGCTTTAGCTTGTCGCTCTTGTTTCTTTCTGTCTATCTCTTCTTCTTCTTTAGCGTGTTTGCGTATTATTTGCATGCGCTCTTTTTCCCACGCAAGGTCTTCAAGCTTGTTAGCCTTGTATACTTCAGAGACTTTATTAACCCCTGAGATAGCATAGGCTAACTCGTTAAAGCCATCAGTTACTGAGCTAAGTACACTCTTGTATGCACTAGACACACCAGTAGCGTCCATGATAGAAGCACTCAAAGCACCAAAAGAGTCTATAAGACCCTCTTGTGCATTCTTAAATGTATCCGTCTGCCCTTGAATGTCTTTGAGTGTATCACTCCACTTTATACCACTAACAACCATAGCGGAGAATATAGCCCCTACACTTACCCAACCTTTGCTAAGGTCTGCAAGTGAGTAAGACTGTTTTTCTACACCAGTAGTAACATCTTCTAAATTCTGTTTAAGGTTTTTGAGTTTTTCTTCCCCATCAACCTTTACATTTATTTTTAAGTCAGGCATCTTACAATCCTGAAGTCTTACCTGTTATAAGTCTCATAGCAGGGTTTGTACTATCAAACAATCTGAATGATAATACTCTATCTAGTAGTCCACCATTGTCTGAGTCTGTGTAAGATACCATCTTAGTTGTATCACATAGAATAAGTACTGACTCACCATCTACTGCTCTCTTTTGTTTATCCGCACCTATTACGATACGAACCTCTTTGATGTCTGCATTACGTATAGCTGTAGAGGCATCTGCATAGTTAGCACCATCTACAGGGAACTTAATCTCCATAGTGAGAGAGTAGTTAGTTATAGTGTTCTGCTTGATACCTGCTGTACCGCCCATAGTATAAGACTCTTTAATCTGTGGGTTAGTCTTGATTATAATATTCTCTGCGGGTACAACCTTACCATCATAAGTAACTATATCCAAGCAAGATACTACTAAAGACTTTTCAGGGTTTAGAGTTACTTTAGGGTTTGGTGTAGTAGCCGGTATTTCACTATCAATATATCCACTTAGTACAGTACTGATATTAGCTACCTTACCAATAGTAAAGTCGAATGTAGTAGCTCCTACTAGTGTATCTGTGAAGGTGAAGTTATGCCCATCTAAGAATACTTCAGCTGAACCGTGAGGTATAGCAGTAGTTGTATTATGTAACTCATAAGTATCTGTTCCCGCTTTACCTTTGAACCCACTTACTTTAAGTAGTTCCGCATACTCAGGTGGAGCTTTCAAGTGTGCCTTACTTGTACCAGTAGCTCTCATATCTACCCCTGCTGTAAATGATGCCTTAGAATGACAAAGGTCTATTAGTTCATCTTGTGAGTTCATAGACCCGTTCATTCTGTTAGTAGATATCTTTGAAAATATAGGTGTAACAAGTATTGGCTTGCTAGTCTCTACAAACCCTGCGGGTGGTGTTGGTGCTGTTGGTGCTTGCTTTATAAACAAGGCACTTCTTTCTGTTAATATTGTACTCATGTTATTATCCTTACGTTAAATGTTGTTTCAGTCTCATAAAGACCATTCTCTAGTGGTACTGCCCCACCACCGTCAGGCTCACACACACCCACACTTACCCCTGCAAACTCTCTACACTCTAAGAATGTAGCTACCTTACCTGTCAAATGCAGTGCTTGTGTAGCACTCTTTGCATACGCTCTAACACGTATTATACCTTCTTCGCTCTTGCGTCCACCTAGTGTACCATCAAAGCCCACAGTCTTTCTATCTGTAGGGATTAAGGCTATAGCTATCCAGTCTGCACTTGGCTCTGCAAAATCAGCTCCATCATACTGGATAGGAGTTTCAGTCCAATTGGATTGAAACTCTGTATCTACTAAAGGCTTGGCATTAAATATTGTTAAGTTTGACAATTAGTTTCCTTTCAAATCTTTTCATAAAGGGTCTTACCCCTGCACTCCACCCGTTCTGTATAGAACCATACCATCTTACAGTACCATTCTGATTGGGTAAGCGTCTTCTACCTCTTGCTATGATAACTGCATGGTCAGAAGTGTTCTTAAAACTCCAAGTCCAGTTACCATCAAAGCTTGGTTTAGTCCAACTATCTCTCATCTCACCGCTATCGACTGGTGTACTACTTACTAGGTCGTCATGTAAGTCGTCTACCATGTGGGAGATAGTACTCTTCATATCATCTACAAGTTTATCAAACTCTAATATAATGGTAGCGGAGGCAGTGGTAATAATTACCATTACACTGACCTACCTATAGCTGTAAATATGATTGGTAAGTTCTGAGCTTCCACTCTGTCAATAATAGCCATAACTTTATACTTAGTAGTTCTATGCTGTATATAATCACCTTTGCTTAAGTTTGAAGCCATTAATAGTAACTTACTATCATCTATATTGATTACACCTTCTACTATGTCAGATGACCCTACGTTGCTTATAAAAGCCTTGGTAGGAGTATCTGTTGGAGTAGATGCATACGTGCCTTTAAGAGGGTCGTATGCACCTTTAGCAGAGGTAGTTAAAGTAACATCTGAACCATACTTATTAATCAGCTTCTTAGCCGTGTTGTATAAAGACTTAGATAGTGACATCTGTTAGCCTTTAACTATACGAGACTGTGAAAAGCCTTTAGAGTTTGAACAGCCATAGGGTGCAAGTAAGTTATACACTATCTGCGGGAATGCTAGAGCGTCAAACTTTAGGGCTGTATCATAAGTAACTGCAAGTGCTCCCACCTTCTCAGAGGTTATTGCTCTAGCATTGGGGTCTATATCACCCATAGGGTTATTAAACAGATGTTCCATAAGGTACAATTGACCTAGCTTAACATCCATAGGGGCAGGCTTAGGCTCTAACTTGAATGATGGACATATACGTATCTGTAACGTTGCCTCAGTTGCTAGATTGTCCTGCTCTACTTGTGTTAGCCCACCAAATACAACCCCAAAAGAGGGAGTATGTTTTAGAGCGAAAGCTTTAATCTCTGCACTATCTATGTAGCTAGTGTAGTCAGGGAGAGGGTAAGTAATTAACATTACTTGTCCTTCTTTTTGTTCTTCTTCTTTTTCTTTTTGAGGCTTATATCTGCTGTACTATCATCATCAGCGGGAGGAGGTGGAGGAGTTGTTGCAAGTTTGTTATCTACTGCATAAGTTTGGTTATCAGCTTTTACACCATGCACCGACTCTAAGACTATAGTAGGGTCTGTATCATCATATGACCATGTTACCACTTGTCCTGCTTTAAACTCACTTAGGAAAGTACATATCATATCATGATGTGTGAAAGAAACAGCAGTAGGGATTAGTGGTGCTCCACCATCTATAACGATAAATATCTTTTGCTTGATTTCGCCTTTAGCTCTCATCTCTTGGTCAAACTCTACTATAAAACGCTTAGGGTTGTTTGCATATATGATTGAGGTCTTAACTACTGGTACTGTTGGGTTAGTTGGGATTACTCCACTACCACCAAGACCAGTGAAAAAAGGTTCTTTGAAGAAGTCGTTGTCTTTGAAGAATGGCTTATTAAAGAAGTCATTATTAAAGAAGGGGTTTTCGAAAAATTTACTCATTTATTATCCTTTGTTTAGAGCCCTACCTACTAAGAGGTAGGTAGGATAGTTTTGTTAAGCTGAAGCTTTAACTTTGAACATAACACCGGCGGTGTTTTTCACATCTGTTACATACTGTTTCCAGTTTGCTTTGTCTTTAAGGTCTGCTGTAGTTGGTGACATTGTAGTACCAATATAAGAAATACCTTTAATTCTAAGAACACTTGAACTCTCACGCTTAAGTAAAATCTGAGTATTCTCAGAGTCTAATTTGTGGTCAGTATATGCTCTTGCATTTTCTGCATCTATCCACACACCGGCATTTGCTGTTAATGCAAACATTAAGAAATTTGCACCATCTTTAAGCGACTCAGAGTCAGTAACAATTACTGGGATACCAAGGGTACTAAATTTCCCAGTGTTCACGGTAACTCCGCCCACATTCACAAGTTTTTCGTCGATAGATAGGTCTGTCAAAACTCTAGCACTATCACTATGGACTACTAAAACTTTAATGTTATTGTACTGGTCACCAAGCTTAAATCTACCTTTATTTATGGTCTTGAAATCAAGAGCTTTACCAGTTGCATCTTCTACCATTGAAGGGATTGAACCAATACCACCTGCTAAACCTGCAAGTAAAGAATCTACTGCAAATACCATAGATGCAGATGCTGTTGCTGAACCAACTAGCTGTGAGAATGTAGCCTCAGGGTCTAAAAGCATCTTAGAAAACGCATCTGCGGTTTTAGCTATGAAGCTGTACTGATTGAGCTTAACATTAATTTCTTGTATCATTTCTAACGTCTCAGGTACGATTGTAGCTGTACTGTTAGGGTCTCTATGTTTAATTACAGTTGTAGTTGAAAGCTCTTTGAATAATGCTTTCTTTTGTAGCTCACCACGAATTGACTCTGTAGAAAGTTGTAATGCTCCACCAGATATAGAGTTCCATACATTTACATTTTGTGTAAGTGTTTCTATGTACGCTTGTTCGAATTCATCATTATGAATAATAAAATTGCTTTTGTCATATGTCATTGGTTAGTCCTTTGTTTTAATCTAAATAATTTTCAGATATGTGTTTAGTTAACGGAGTTCCGCCTTGTGGGGCTTTACTCTGTACTGCGTTGTCTTGACCTACTCCTGCTCCTGCCGTTGGCTTGAACAAGAAACTATAATCACCTTTTTGTAGAGTTGCTACTCTCTCTTTTACTGTAAGTGGCTTACCACCAACCCCAAAGAGTGTAATCCCATCTTTGTCTTTAAAGACAAATTCCGAATTTTCTCTTGTAGCATCATTCAACACGAGCTGTGTAATCTGCTCAAAGGCTAATCCGTTTGAACTTTGGCTATCTATGCCTAGTCCTCTAAGTGTGTCAGATAAAATCAGTTTACTCATTTCGTTGTCATGCTTGGTATTAACCTCGTCTAACTGTGATTGAAACTGTCCTTTTTCATCATTCAACTCTTTTATTTTTTCTTGCATAGCTTCGTCTACATTCTTACTAACTGCACTTAAGCTATCTTCTGTTATCTCCGATAAACCAAAAGTAGTTTTAACTAAGCCTTTGATTTTGTCACGTCCTGCTTTCGCTTCTTGTGCCACAACCTCTAATTTAGTATATGCGTTGTTACGCTCTGTCAATGTTGTCTCTAATTCAGCTATCCTAGCTTCTTGTTCTTCAGGTGTCATTCTAATCTCCGATTATTAATGTTAAGGCTCTGCCTTGTATTAGAATTATACCGAGTCTTAACTTAAAGCAATTATCATAATCAATATCTAAATGTTACTAAGCGTCTTTATACTCATAGTAACACCCTATATCATCTTGACCTAGTTTCACGTTAGATAGACCTTGTCCATAGCTTCTGTCTTTAACATGTCCATACCCTTCATTATCCTCATGCGTCTCCCATTCTGTCTTACTCCACTCTCTACCTGTTAAGTCTTTCCACTTATCACGGTATAACTTACTTGCATCTGAGTAACTAAGCATAGCTATAATAGGTCTAGGTGGTAACTCATCACATTTATAGTAGCGTCTTTGTGTTGGGTGTCTGAAGTTGTTAGTACGCTTCTCTAAAGTCATAAGGGTGCATAAACAATTTATGTGGAGTAGAGGTTTAGCCCATTGTGGTATAACGCTCTTATTCTCCCATACTGTACCATGCAACTTATGACACGCATCAGAGCGGTTAGCTATTTCAGGTTGGGCAACGTACATAATCTCTTCATTGTCAGGTAGGGTTAAGAAGTTCAACTCATTAATAGCTTGGTCTAACTTAGCACGCTTTATAACTTCTATCTGCTTGGTATACTTTTTAGTGTGTTTTAGCTTACGCATATACTCATCTAGCCTAAGTCCTGCATTGTCCTTACTATTTAAAAAGCCCGTGCTTTGTTCCCTTAGCTTCTTAGTGATATTGTGAGGTATTAAGTCTATAGCTTTTTCTAAGTCATAAGACTCATGGATTAGTAACATCTCTTTGTTATACCTAGATGTTAGTATGTTCCAAGAGTGAGCTATGTTAATAGCCTGTTGGTTAGTGATTGAACCATTCTTCTTAGCCCTAGCAAGTGTATCTTTTATAAGTTCTTTCTTGAACGTCTCACTATAAGAGGTTAATACCTTGTATAACTTCTTCAGCTCTTTGTTTAACTCTTTTTGAGTAGTGACAAAGGCTAAAGACTTTATAAAGCTATTTAGTATCTGTGTTATTGTCATTGTTAAACTCTTCAGGGTCTACAACCTCTTCAGCTTCTAAGAGGCTAGACTCTGCCTCTATTCTCTTAAGCTCTTCTTCAATGCTGTCTAGTTCTATTATGTCACTTTTAACAAGGGCTTTGATGTAAGTCTCTTTAGAAAGGTTACCACTAGTGACAGAGCCATTAAGTTGACCTATGATAGATGTCATTTTACTAGAGTCGTCTGTGAAGTCTTTGTTAATCTTAATAGCATCAGGCTCAGGGTTTTCAACGAACAGTCCTAGTACTTTGTTAAGTATATGCTCTGTAGTCTCTGCGATGTCTGTTAGTAGTGCGTTCTGCTCTGCATTCTCTGCACTTGTTTGAGTAGCAGTCTTAGTTACAATACCTTCGCCTGCTTGAAGAGCTAATCTATTTGCATACTCTGCTTTATCTTTAAGATCTTGTGCAAGGTTAGGGATAGATGAACCGTTAGTTTCAATCCACTCTACAGATGCTTCAGTGTTGTCTGTATTAATAGTGCTATGGATACTAAGCTCTAATTGGTTGTTAGCATCTATACCTAAGCCTTTAGTAAGTAGGTATGGGCTCCCTGCTTTCTCTTGGTAGCTATCAAGTAAACTTCTTTGATTCATGTGATTTATTTGAACTGAAGCCACGTCTGTAAACACTGGTGATGCTGAAGAGTTAATAAAGACGAAGGGCATCTGTTTAAATGAGGTTTGTATAGTTGTTACGTCTCCTCCGTCACCAAGTTGTATAGTATGCTTACCATCAGATGTAATCGTTCTATACTCTGCTTCATAGACATTACCAACACGTACTGGCGTAACGATGCTAACAGATGTTAATTCACCATTCTCATAAGTCCAGTCAAGTATCTGCTCTCTTGTATACACCATAACATAAGGGTCGCCACCATTCAACGGACGGTCAACCAATACTCCAACAGCACCCTCTCTACAATACTCAGTAGTAATCTCTTTAGCTAGTATGTTAAGGTCAGGGATAACATCGTCATAACGCTCATCTACTTCAAGCCCTTTACGTGATATTCTTCCCCCTATCTTAACGATTGAACGCTTGATGAAGTTCTCAACGATGACAGACTGTTGTCTCTCTTGATAATCTTCAAGTGCTTCATGTGGTAGACGTTTAAGCCTTCTAGCCATAGCATCAGTACCAAGGTAACAAGAGTTCACCCTTGCTATCTGACCCTTGAAGAGTTTGTACTCAGGGTGAGTATCATTATCGTTGAGCTTAAAGCCTGCAAAAGCTACAGAGCGGTTGTTATTCTCAGGGCTTGACCCATTAAGTAACATTGTGAAGAGTCTATTCTTAGGTAGCATATATATCCTTTGTTTTAGGCATTATAGCTTATTAACGCTTAGTTGTAATTACACTCGACCCTTTGTTAATACCAAACTTATAATGTATGTAGTAACCTAGTGCATCATTAAAGTCATCTGTAGCGGGGTGTACGTTTGCTTTTTCAGGTTCACCTTTATCAGTATATGCCTGTTGTTCCAATGACTTAGTAGTCTGTGTAGCTCTGTCACAGTCAATGCGTATCTTGTTATGGTCAAGTAATCCATTGAGTGAGTTGATACGGTCTTTGATGTTAGGGTTCTTAGATTTAACTAGTACTAGGAAGCCTGCCTCATGTAATAGAGTTATATCAGTCTTAGACGCTGAGGTCTTACGTGCATCACCACTAGCGTCAGGGTATATCTTGATAATGTGATTAGGGTACGTTTGCTTGATGAGGTCAATAGTTCTAAATGTATCGTTAGCTATCAACTCATTGACAACTATTGGTATATTGTCAACCTCTATGCAAACTATTGACACATTACCACCCACGTTAAAATCTTGTCCTATGTGAATTGTAGGAGTATTAGCAATAAGTTCATCAGTTATTTTAAGGTCATGTATATCTCTATCAAAGTATGGATATACTGCTCCAGTTGTAAGGTTCACAAACTCACCGTTTAAATATGCCTTTATAAGCTGTTCAGGGTACTGATTTTCAAGTTCTGTGATGTACTGAAGGGGTAAGTAAGGGTTAGAGTATGTAGACGCTCTAATGAGCTTGTCTGTAGAGGGCTTTAATTCTTCCACATAACGAGTGTAGAAGAACTTGTATCCTTCAGGTGTTCCAACGATGTCTAATCTATTAGGCTCGTTGTCAGGCAACTTACTTCTGTTACGTGACAATATCTTGTTATAAGCAGTTGTCATTTTCTCCATAGGCAATATGTCACATTCATCGATAATAGTATAACCATTCTCATAACCTACAATTGTTTCAGGGTTGTCCATTGAACGAAATATAATTTTACCTGTCATATTAGGGAACGTTATCTCAGCACTAGACTTGTTAAGCTTATGTTCTATTTTCATGTCGTGTAGCAGTGAGGGAAATTTATCCCATGCGATGTCTCGTATAAGTCCATACGTTGGGAGGTAGTAAGCACAGTTAACGCTTGGGTGTCTCATCTTCCACTGTATCATCTTAAGCGTTGCTATATAACTCTTACCCGAACCGAAGCCAGCCACAAAGCCTGTATTAATAGCCTTTGAGGTTAGGAACTCCATTTGGGGCTTAGTTACTTCAAGATGCATCAATGATACCAATGGTTATGTTATTAGAGTTAATGCCTTCAGTGGTTGTTTCTGTTACTTCAGAATGGTAGGTAGTTAAGTACCACTTAGCAAAGCTTTTATCATTTAAGAAGCCATCATCAACAGCCCAAGCTTTACACATAAGCTCAGCTTGTTCTAATATCTCGTTGAACTTGTCATTGATGCGTCTTTGCTTAATGATGTCTAAGTAGTTCATGCCTACGAACAACTGATAGTTAGTCCAATGCTTAATCATATCAGAGTCAAAGAATTTATCAGACTTCTTAGCTAATGCCTTATGACTTGAATAGATACCAATGTATTTCATATTTAATCCTTGTTAGTGCAATCATAGCATAAGTTAGTTAAAACACTCTAAGGGGGTCTTATATTGCTGAGAGCTAAAAAGCTAAATAAAAGTGTTTTCTACATACTCCTAGAAAGTCCAATGTGGTTAAAGGTCGACCTTTGATGTTAAAGTAGTTTATATAAATTAGTATATAATAATATAATAATAGTATAATAGCTTCCAATTACCCTCTAAGAAGCCTTACAAGCCCTCTTATATAAAAAGCTAAAAATAAACATGAATAATACAAAACCTTTCTGTGGGTGTAAACCTTACTTGCCCTTAAAATCACTCATTTAAACTTAAATATAGCTTAATCTAGCTTAAATATAGCTTAAACCCTCTTAGCTATTATAGGCATACAAGCCCTCTTATATTTAAAGAGGCTATAAAGCTAAAATTATACACCGAAAAGGTTTTGACCTTTTTTCTTCAACAAAGGTAGGATTAAGGGAATTTTGGTACAATTTGAGTAGATTAAGTGAGATTGCTAGTTGGAACAGGTCAATCTCACAAGTGTTATTATACTACTCTTCTAATTAAACACCACCTCCTCCTAAACCATTTTAGAGAAAGACATTAAACCTATAAGTAAGAGGTTAAAGAAAGTAGATAAGAAGCTACATTCATTACGAACCTCTTTTGAGTATAAATTTAAAGGAAATAATTAAATGATAAGTAAAAAACAAGCAAAGAAGATAACTAAACAAACGGGGTGGAACATCATACCGATGCCCACGTTCTACCGTGATGATGAGGGCAATAAGCACCATAAGTTCATACCATCTTGGCAGGAATACCGCTCTAAACAATTCCCACTCAAACAATGGGAGCGTCACAAGCCTCAAGGGTTAGCCATACTCACGGGAGAAATCTCAGACCTAACAGTCTTAGACATTGACTCACTCGATGCACTTAACACCATCATAGAAGAGTTAGGTTGTGAACTAAAAGACTTGGCTAACTATATAGTAAAGACTAACAAGGGTTATCAGCTCTTTTACTCATACATGCCTAACACATCAACTAAGATTGGTATCAAGCACCGAGTGGATTTCCTAAGCGGTGGATTAACATTCGCTCACCCATTAAATGAGGGTTATGAACTACTGAATGATACTCTGCCCTTACAGCCTATGCCTAAGAAGCTTCAGCAGTACTTAACAGTCCAAGAGGATACCAAGGTCACACCACAAGTAAAAGCCTTTGAAATGGCTCTGAAGAATGACTTGGCATATCGTTACCCTTTGGCTGAATTAATTAAAGAGTGTGTAAATGCTAAAAGGTTCCAAGCTAACTATAAATGGGTTAAGAAGCTATCTAACGTATTTTGTACTAAAGACTTTAAAGACTTTACCTTACAAGGTATGGGAGCTAAAGGCATTAAGCACGCATCAACCATATATGTAGGTTCGATAGTAGCAAGTAACGTAACAGTAAGTGAAGATTTATACTTACGCTTCATGCAATGGTGGCATACGCATATACTACTGGTTGACTTAAAGGACACACACGAACAACAACTGTTTGATGGTAGAGTTAAAGCAAATATGGAATACTGGCAGTATGATGAGGACTGGGAGGGAAAGTCTAAAGAGGCAGGTGATATAAGCGTTCAACTCTCTGCTAAAGACTATTTGAACATGTATCTACTCCCACAAGGGAGGTATGTAACCTATAACTCTAAAACAGATGGTTACATAGAGTACCCTAACCGTGAAGACTTTAGAATATCGTTGTCAAGACTACTTAAGAAGCTTGACCCTGAAGTGTATAAAGACTTTGAACCTAGTGAGGTTAAGCTTGATATATTCAGCGAAAGACACTGTGAGTTTATACCTAATGATAATAGGCGTTTCTTAAGAGATGAAGAAAAGATGATAGGCATCTTCAACACCTTCAGCCCTACCAAGGCTATGTTACATTTTGATAATGCAGATAAACAAAGTAAGGTCAAGATGCCTAAGACATATAAGAAGTTGATTGACAATGTTATACCAGTCAAAGAGGAGCAGGAGTTGTTCTTACATAACTTAGCACACCACCTAACCTATAGAACAGTGCCACAAACTATGTTTGTACTAACTGGAGCTGGAGGTGCAGGTAAGACAATGCTTCTCGGAGCAGTCGGGGAACGTATCTACGGTAACTACTTCCTTAAGACCTCAGTCGACAAGGTTAAAGGTAACTTTAGAAACCAGTTTAAAAACAAACTGTGGGTATTCATAGATGAGGGTAAAGAGGTTATATCTCGTTATGAGAGTGCAACACTAGCCAATGAGTTAAAAGCCTTAGTAGCTAACTCCTCAGCAACCTTTGAGGGTAAGAACCAAAACATTGATGGTGCTGAACCTCATCATGCGTTCTATACCTTGGCTACCAATACCGCTGTACCATTTAAACTAGATGAGGGTGGTGATAGACGTACAAATATCTTTAAGACAAAGAGTGAGAACCTTCTTGATGTGCTTGGTTGTACCTTTACTGAGTTAGATGAGAACTTAGATGATGAGTTGGAACAGTTCTTAGAATACTTAAGAACTATAAAACTTGAAGAAGATAAATTAGGTAAGATTATACACAATGCCCATAGACAGCGTATGGTAGATGAGAGTAAAGACCCAGTAGTTATATATGTGGAAGGTGTACTCAAACGTGACCCACAGCATATAGATGTGATAGACTCAGACACCTTTGAGGAGTTAGAGACACTATTCAAAATGAAGAAGCCTTACATTGAGTCGTCTAAACTAACTGAGATGTTTGGTAAGTACTCGGGTAGAGTTAAGAAAGAATTATCTAACACTAATGGTGTGAAGGTATGGAAGCCTAAGCTATTCGGGTTGAATGGTACTAAGACAGTTTATGATTTTAGTAAGGTTTGGGAGGATTAAAGATATACTAACAG